GCACTTACGTCTGCACTGTCAAAAGTACCGGCATAACCGGTAGGCATTGAGTACAGGTAAAAGTATGACGGTCTCCATGCACTTACGTCTGCACTGTCAAATGTTCCGGCATAACCGGTAGGCATTGAGTTCAGGAGAAAGGTTGACGGTCTCCATGCACTTACGTCTGCACTGTCAAAAGTACCGGCATAACCGGTAGGCATTGAGTTCAGGTAAAAGGTTGTCGGTCTCCATGCACTTACGTCTGCACTGTCAAAAGTACCGGCATAACCGGTAGGCATTGAGTACAGGTAAAAGGTTGTCGGTCTCCATGCACTTACGTCTGCACTGTCAAATGTTCCGGCTTTCAATAGATAAAATCGTGCCGATGTAATGTTCAGCATCCCCGCAATATCAGCAGAATTTAATGTGACTTTGTTGTCACTTAGTGTTAGAGCGGTTATATTCAGTGGATTAGATATTTTTATGGTAAACGTACCGGCACCAGAGTATATGTGTGTTCGAGTTCCACTTCCGGTGTAGTCATTCGTACTTCCGTCTCCCCAATCCACCGTAACCTGCGCCGACACAGTAAGCGCAGAGATGGTCAATGTTTCCCCCCCAGTTGTGGTGCAGTAGAACTTTGCAACATCCTTGCCACCACTTAACGGCTGGAATGTCGGGCTGAATGGTCGCCCAAATGTCGCTTCGAAGGTCATTGTGACATCCTTTTTAGGTACACGTTATTCAATGCCAGCAGGGTATTTCGCCGTTCAGCCAGCGTATTCGCCTTCTTCAACTCCGCCAACATCTCCTTCCATACCCCCTCTCCTGCCACAGGGGGGAGGGGGGGAGTCTCTCCCTCTCCTTCAGGCTCCGGCAATACCACCACCGGATACGTCCAGTTGCACCACTGCTTCAGCATATCCAGGTTGTAATACTCCCACAGCGGCAGCAGCATCGTCTTCCCGCCCAGCTCAGCTGCAAACTTCTTCCTGGCATAATTCCACCAGCCCACACTCGAAATCCATGGGAGGGGGGCGCTCAAACCAACCGGCTCAGGCAGCACATCCCCAACCTGGATCACCGTACTTCCGCCCCAGGCCTCCGAATAGATCCCGGGCTCCTCCAGTTTGCTCAAAAACGTGGCAGCATGTCCGGCCGGGTCTGGCCAGCGCGCAAAGGAATTTGCCGGGATCTGCACCCATACCGGCAGCCCAGTGTGATGATTCACCACCTTCGTCAGCCAGTTCATCGTCTCCATCAGCCACCACTCCGTGCAATCCGGATTTTCCCCCGCGTACAGGATCACACCCTGGATGCCACGCAAGCGGCTCACACCCGCATTCTCTGAGAAGAACAGCTTCTTCCACTTCACCCAGTGCAGGTCATTATCCAGCGTCTGCCGTGCGATCGACCCGGACCCGCCCGCAATGTACGCCTGGAAATCCACCTGCAGCCGCAGGATGCAGGGTACTTCCATTACATACGGAACGTTCAACTGGGAAAGTGCATACTCATTCAGCACGATCTCCCCGTTCGGGTCCGCCTCATACCCGGACACAACTACGAACTTGGCATTCCCAAACTGCTTCCCGGCATCCACCGGCACCTGTCCGGATTGCTTGTTCAGCTCAAAACCGTAAACTTTAGCCATCATGCACCTCACACAATCCCAAAATCCGAAAGATACACAGCGCCCGCCCCCCTGCTAACCTTCTTCTTGATAGAAAACAGATCAACGCCCATATACCTGTAACCACTTTGGGCAGGGTCGGTTGCTACTTTCCAAACTCTTACCTTTGCCCAAACTTTTATAGTTGCCGTCAAAGCTGGAGCATCCATCTCTAGCTCATACCACTCCCAGGTCGTCGGCATAATATCAGTTGTGCCATAATTCAATATGTCCGAACTGCTGATCAATGAACCGCCAGAATTATAGAAACTAACTGCGGCTTGAAATAGCCTATTGATTGCTGACCCTGAACGGTAATTGCCAAGATTAATTGCGTATAAACCAAATCTATATCTCTGCCCCGGAACCCCAACCACAGCATCTGTTAGAATGGTCTTGTCCACATCAGCCGCTTCCAATGAATTTATGCTTGCATTGATTTTCCAGGCATAAGAACCTTCTGCCGTACTTGTCGTGTAAACCGCTTGCGTCCCAGCACCAGAAAAACTAAACTGGCTCGAATTTCCCAGTTCAAAGCCCCTGTTCGTTCCCAGCCTCTCAATAAATGCCATTGCCTACTCCACCGGGTACCATAGCATTACGCCGATCAAATACGCATCCGCATCCAGCGTGTCATTCGACCCATCATCCGCCTTGCGCAGCGCCCGCAGCGACACAAAATCACCCGCAGCCGGCGTGCCTGCCGGCGTGATCGCTGCCGTCAGCGGGCTGATATACAAGTGCCCCGCCGTGCCGCCCTCATCATTCGCATACTGGGCCGTCCCATAAGCCGCATCCAGCGCATCCCCATCCCCGAATCCGACCGCCTGCAGCCCCCACGATACCTTGAACGCCGTCCCGGCCAGGTGCTTCCAGTAGAACTTGGCGTATACATCCCCGCCTGCATAATCATCCGGCATCGCCACATTCACGAACGCATACTCGATCGCATCCTTATCAAACGGGAACGAACCCATATTGACCTTATTCGTGCTGCTCTCATCCAGGTACTGATCCCCGCAGCCGCTCGTGATCGCGTTCATCCACCCTGCCAGCCATAGCTGCTTGTGCACCTTGTTGTTGATCACCGATGCATCCGCGTACCTGGCCACATTCTGAGCCAGGAATAATGTCAGCAGGCTCTGCCAGGGCATTTTCATTCCCTGTGGCACACTCCCCGGGTTGATCACCGTGTATGCCAAATCGGTCAAAAGCGGTAATGTCACCTCGGTCATCTGAGTTAATTTCTTCGGATCTGCCATAACGCCTCTCTAAAAATGTCTTGGTCTGGATGTGTACGTGGAGCCTACCATCACATCCGCAATACTGGCCGCCGCCAGCGATATCTTTGCCGGAGTCGATTCATTCACCAGCACCTGGGGGGGATACCTCCAGTAGCCGGCCGAATATTCCGCCTCCACCCACACTGCCTCATATTCATAATACCCGTCCACCCACACATACTCGCTCGGGTGCCCTGGCTGCCCGAATAACGGATCAACCACCCACTGCCCGGGTATCCATGTTCCTACATACTCCCAGTGTGCCGCCTCGATCAGCTCACCCTCCACCCACACCCGCGGCGGCTGATACCAGTATGAGCTCGAAGTATTTGGGGCACTGCCCGCCAGGCTCATCACTGCATCCCCTGGTGTCACATACCCTGCCAGGCATGTGCTTTCATTGATAACCAGCGTGAATGCTCCCGCATCCCCAGTCAAGGTCAAAGGCCCGCTGTTGCTTGCCACGATTGCGAACACCTGGTCATCCGTCGATGTATCCAGGTCCTCCGCATACGAACCGCTATCCACAAATTCTTGTACTGCATCCGGTCGTGTGCATACTCCGCCAGCCAGGTACACGAACACCACTGCTGTCCCCAGGAAAGAATAAGGCACTGCCACCAGCGTCAATGGCAGCCGCAAGATCTGCACCGATACCGGGATTATCCCCTCGGTCTCTTCCACCGCTGCCTTTACCGTCATTGCGATCCCGTTGATCACCACCGGAACCGTGCTGCCCTTCACCAGCGCCACGATATAATCGCAATCACCTGGCGCTGTGATCGTCCCGCTGCTCGCAGTCTTACTCACCGAAGAAAGCACACTCACGCCCATCAGTCACCTGGTCTGAAAACAATCTCCACACCGCAATACGTCACGCCTGTCCCGGCGTTCACCACAGCCACCTCGATAAAATCGCCGGTGGCAACATCATCCTCATTTGTATTGATCACTGCCGGAACAGCCGCCGTCAGCGTGTCATTCTCGCTTGCATCCAGCGTGATATTCGTGCTCAACACACTCGTCGCTCCATTCTTCACCGATAGCTCCACCGTCCCGGATGTGCTCGGATCCTTGCACGCTGCTGCCACTGAAACGATCGTTGCCCCGTTCAACTTCGCCGGCACACGTAAATACGCCTTGTCCCCATTCACCAGAGGAACCGAACCATTGATCGGAACCCACACCGGCTCATCCCGCAGCGCATACAGATAATTCAAATCATCCACCACCAGGTCGCCAAACGTCGCCTTCGATAAATACGTTCCTGTAACCGGCTTACTTACCGTCGTCCATCCCATCTTCTAATCCTTTCCTATTTATCCCCTTCTCCCTGGGGAGAAGGTCGGGATGAGGGGCAATCCCCCCTCTCCCATTGGGAGAGGGCCAGGGGTGAGGGGGGCAGGAGCCAGGAGTGAGGTAATGGGGGCCCTACCAATACCACCGGTAATCCGCATCATCCCATGTCCCTTCATCATCCCACACCACAAACTTCAACACATCCACCGCCGCCCGCTTCAAAAACCACGTAAACTTCACCAGCGTTCCCGGCCCATCATTCGCACCAATATCTGTCCACTCCATCCCCTGGATAAAATACGCCTCACTGATCCCGCTCATCTGCTCTGGAATCAAAACCCGGTTCCCAAGGTCTGCCCCCAGGAACAGGCTCTTCAACATATTCGTCGAAGACAAAAACGTCACCTTCCGGATCTCCGATGCAGGCTCCATCACACCCGCAAGCACCGTCAGGCTGAACACATCCGCTGCCAGTGGATCCTCCTGGTAAGGAGCATCGATCACCAGCTCGATCGTCCCGTAAGCCAGCTCACTCGCCGCATTACTGATCGTCTTCGTGATCTTGTCGTAAATCCGCACGCCCGTCCCGCGTGCCTGCAAGTACACATACCCCTTACTTGCCCCATTATTCGTGATCTCGAATTCGATCCCCTCCACACCGGCCGTGTAAGAAACAACCAGGTCGCTTGTCAGGTCCGTCCCGCTTCCATCCTGGTTGGCGGTCATAATGTAATCCGTTCCCGATGCCAGCGGAGTGATTGCAGCCGCTGAAACCTTCGTCCCGCCTGCATCCTGGTCACGGTATGTCAGCTTGATCCCGCTCTTCGTCTCCCCTGCACCCAGCTCGATCCTTGATTGCGTCACACACAGCGTCCCCGCAAACGTTTCCTTTGGATACACCGTATAAGATACCCGCGTTGCCAGGTTGGCGCCGTGCACAACCTCCATATCCGCAAAAGCGCCGCTCAGGTTCATCTCCACCACATCATCGATCAGGATTTCAACCCCATCCTCATCCAGAACCTCAAGCCCATCCTCATCCAGCAGATACCCGCATTCATCCAGCGCAGCAGAAACAGCTGTCAAAGCTGTAATACTGTCCCTGTGCCCGTATGCCTCCCACACCAGCTGCTCATCCGATACCCGGTTATGCCTCAGATACAGGTACCCGCGCTCGCTTGCGCATATCTTCTGAAACTCGCTCATCGCAGTCGTGAACGCCCGCACCGTGTCGAACACCGAAGTAAACGTATAAACACCGTTATCAAACAGGGTGGATGCAGGCTGTACCGGCATATTTGCCAGGATCAAATCCAGCGCCTCATCCCCCCGCTTGCTCGTCGTATATGCCATCAGCTGCAGCCGGTGGATGTTGGCCTGCTGCATCCAGTCATAACACGTCACCTGCACCCGCCGTATCCCATACAACCCTGGCGCCACCAGGATTCCACCAGGTGCGATCGTACCCCGCCACTTCGGGGTATCTGCCATCCCCTCCATCTTGTAAACCATCCGCACAGGCAGTCCGGCCTTGAATCCTGCCCGGCAATTCGCGTGTCCTGGGCTGTAATACCCTGCCAGTCCGGCCGAATTCGACATCGAATTATTCAGCTCGAACTTCAGCGTACCCACCCCGGCCACCCGGTCGGCGTCACTGTTTCCGAAAATACCCGTCTGCACCACCGGCGCTCCCAGCACATCCTCCGTGATATCCGTCCACGTGGACCCGTCGAACATTGCCTCGATCGCCATCTGCAGAACGATATTGCTCATCCCATCCTCTGTGCCACTGCTGTTGCCACCGCCGTTGCGAAGAACCGCGCCTGGTTTTGCAGCGCCATATCCAGGTCAGCCTGTGTGATCCCGCCGCCCTGTTGTATAGGCTGCATCGTATTGCCCCCCAGCGCCACCAGCCCACTCTCGCTGATCTGCAAACTGGAGAAGAACTTCGGCAAATACATCGTGTTCAAATCCTGTAATGCCTTCCCGATCCCCACCAGCCCAATCTCGAATGGCGTCGGGCTGCCTGGTGTAAGCCAGTCCGGTAATTCTAAATTGCGGATCTTGTCCGCCAGGTCCTTGATCCAGCCAACCACCGCCTGTATCTTGCTTCCCAGGCTGTCAAATGCCGGCCCCAATTTGCCAGAGATCCAATCACCGACCACACCGATCACGTCCCGCAGTACCTCAAAAGCCGGCTGCAGCTTGTCAGCCAGCCACCCGAATACTGTCTCCAGCGCCGGTGCCAGCACATTCTGCCATATCCCGGCCAGGGCGGTTACCGCCACCCCAACCACAGCTGATAGCAAATCCGCCAGTGCCGCAAACAGCGGGAAGATGTTCGCTTGCAGAAAATCCCATACTATCTGCAGCGCCGGCAGGAAAATATCACTCCACATCGCAGATACGATCGAAATTGCCCCGCCAATTACAACACTCAGCAAATCGCCAATCGCCTGGAACACCGGAATGATGCTCGACTGGATAAAACTCCACACTGCCTGCAAAACAGGCAGGAACGTCCCATTCCACCACTCGGTAACTGTTGCAATCGCAGCCGGAATATTCACCTGCAGCCACGCCCACAATTCCTCCAGCGCCGGCTTGATCGACCCTTCCCACGCATCTGTCAGCGCCGTCCGGATCCCCATAAAATCGTTCTCCCACGCCAATCGCAATGCAGTAATCGCAGCCGTTACCAGCAAAAACGTCCCGATGATCGGTGCCAGGGTAGAAATCAGCGTACCTATCGCCGGCACAATAACCGTCCCGATCGCAATCCCCAGCGCGATTAGAACATCCTGCAGCTTCACATTCTCACCCAGCCACTGCATCACCGGCGCCAGCAGTTCACTTACCTTTGCGCCCAGCTCACTGACCTTATCCACAAATCCGCTGAATCTCTCCGCCATCTCCGGCGGCAGCAGCTCACCCATCAGCGTTTTCAACGCATCCAGCGGGCTCTGCCCGTTCGCGATTGATAGGATAAAGGTCCCAAACGCGCTCGCAATATCCAGCACAACCGGGACAACCTTCTCCAGCGCCTTCGTCACCGTCGGCATCACAGACTTCACCAGCCCCGATAATGTTGTCATTACCGTGCTCAAAATAGGTAGAAACGCCAGCCCGATCTCATCCTTCGCATTCTGGATATTTACCTTGAACTGTGCAAACTTCGCTGCCGCCTTATCGGTTACATCCGGCATCGCCTCGGTATTCACCGCCAGCTTTTCCAGCACCACGTTCATCATCCCGGCTTGCAGCTGCGCCTTCGAAAGCGCCGACTCCTCCACCCCGTACATCTCCGCTGCATTCGCCGTTGCCTCTGCCAGGCTCACCTGGATACCCAGGTTGTCCAGGATCATCGGGCTCATCCTGCCGACGCCCTTCACCAGCGATTCCATCATGAAGCCCATGTCCTGCCCGGTTGCCGCCGATACCTTCATCAGGTATTTCATTGCATCCGGCAGCTTGTTCGCAAACTCCAATCCCACCAGCTGCGCTGCCTGGTTATAACTCTTCATCAGATCGGCATTCGTGATCATCCCGGAACTGCCCTTTTGCAGCGCCTCCAGCATCACATCCCCGCTCGAACCGGCGCTCTCGGCCAGACCCTCAAAAGCTGCAGCCACACCTTCGATTGGCGCGGCATCGATCGTCAGTTTCCCGATCCCGGCAATACCTGCCGTCAGGATCCCAACCGCAGTACCGATCCCGGCCAACGCCGCCGTACCGATCGTATGCAAATTCGTCCCGATCGCCTGTACCGCAGCGCCGATCTTTGACCTGGCAGCATCCAGGTCTCCATCCAGCTTTTCCATTGTTGCCCGGATGGGAACCTGTGCTTCACCTAATGTGGTTGTGTTGCCTGCCATTTATGCCTCATCTGATCAAACTCTTTGCGTCTCTCCTCGGCTTCTTCAGGAGATAACGCCTTCGCTCCAGGCTGTTTCATGAGCGCTTGCAGCGCCGGCATCTTCCGCGCCCTTCCCAGTGCCGCAATATGCCACACTGCCCAGGCCATCAATCGCTGTTCATGCTCCAGCATCCAAACCGATTCCTCGATCGCCATGTACGTCTCTGCCGGTGTCAGGTCCCAAAACTCCCCGCACCGGATGCCAGCCTTCAGCGCTTCTTCCAGGAAGCCGTCCCACGAAAAAGGGGCTCCAGCTTCCTGGCTTACGCGTTTTTTGAGCCGTACCCGATCACCTCTGCCACAGCCGTCATTACCACCGTGGCAACTTCACTGAACCCAGCTTCATCCAGCACATCATACGCATCCTGGATCAAGATCGCCTTACCGCCCAGGTTTGCATCCCGCCTGGCAGCTTCCATCCCAGCCCGCAGGATCTGCGCCACCTCGGTCACACCGCACGAACTATCCGTGAACCCGTTCGCCAGCGCCAGGATAGACTTCCCGGTCAGTGCTTCCACATCTGCCAGCGCCCGGTTCGTGAACAGCACCCGCACTTCACCCGATTCAGTCTTGATCACATGTTCACTGCGTGCGCCCATTAGCTGCCTACCACAGTCCAGGTGCCGTCGATCGTCAGCGCAATCGAGATCGTTGCCTCTGCCTGGTCTGGCATCGCCTCAGACATGCTCGTGATCAGTGCCGAAGCCGTTTCGACCGTCACATTGTCCACCTCTTTCGCCACCAGGATCAGCTCACCATCCCGCATTGCATTCTGCAGCGCGATAAAAGCTGCCTCGCTGGGAACATACAGCGCATCCAGGGTGATCGAAGCGCCATACCGTCCGGGCAGAACCCGCTTTGCCCGGCTGTCCTTCGAAGAGACATCAATCTCTTCGGTCGTTTCCTCGAAGGAAACGTCACGCTGGCTGCCAACCGCCTCATACGACGGCACCAGTTCAGTGCCTGTATTTACCAGCAACAACACATCAGTACCATTCATTGCCATAGGAGCCTCCTACAGTTCCTCAAATGTCACCTTCAGGGTGACTATCCGGCCGTAAGCCTCAGCTTCATTCGCGCTTACTGGACCGGTGCATTCCGACCATAACCAGATATGATCATCGATCAACAGCGGCTCACGGTGCAGCAAAGCCCGCACCCGCTCCGCAATCGCATCCACAGCCTGGGCACTTCCGGTCGCGCCCGTATAACACCGAATATCAATCCATGCCGTTCTTCCTCTCGTTGTCTTACTGTCAAACGGTGTCTGCACAGGCACCGCTGCCGCCACAATATAAGGCAGCACCGCATCACCGGGCGCTGGATCGATCGTAAAGATTGCCGCATCCCCCTCATACGTCCCCAGCATCGCCGTCAACGTTTTATCCGCCGTCAAAACCTCATACACCGCTTTTGCTATCATCAATCCTCTTTCCCTCTCCCTTGGGAGAGGTTAGGTGAGGGGCTATCCCCCTCCCCCTCTTTTTCCTCTCCTTGGGGAGAGGTAAGGTGAGGGGCTATCCCCCTCTCCCAAAGGGAGAGGGTAAGGGGTGAGGGGTCTTGGGACCTAATCCCCCAGCATCCCAACAATTTCCCGCTCATTATCGAACACCGCCGGTCTCAAAAACGGGTGCGCAGCAGCCGTAGAACTGCCAGTCTCAATATAAAACCCATGATGAGTCTGCCCTTCCTTCCCAATCTTCATTCCAACGCTGATAACTACCTCATTCACCTCATCTTCAACCTTATTTGTCAGAATATAAGAAGATAAATAACTCCGGTAATTGATATCTCGCTTCGTATCAGGATCACCAATTGCATCCAGGCGCCGCCTGGCTTCTGTTTCCACGAACTTGCCAACATCACCCGCACGGCTCAAAAGCACATCCTTCACCATCCGCTTCACATTCGCCGGCTGCCACTTCGTGATCATGAATGCACTTCCTTCTGCACTTCCAGGCAATCGATCTCCAAATGATGCTCCATCAGGCTCGGTTCACGCACTGCAATCACATCCACCGTCAATCCGCCGCACGTCACCCGGTCACCCCGCTCGATATCCTCATCCGCCTCAACATACAGCACATGGCTGATATCCCGCTGGGCTGCAGCTGCAACCTCTTTTTCATTGCTCGATGCCGGCCTGATCCTGCCGTTCACCGTCCCAACGCTGTCATACCCGATCGTGAAACCGCCCTGGCCATCGCTTGTGCGGGTCCGGCGTGTTACTGTGAAAACATTATTCAATAACGCAGCAAATACCATCTCATTGCCCTATATGCCGGTACCGGTTCAGAATATCTTTCTCAGACAACAGCAGCATCCTGGCCGCCGAAACACCCATCACACCTTCGCCAACACCTCCGCCAGCCTCACTTGCATATCCGACCTGGTAATCGCCCAGCGCCATATTCGCCACACCCACAATCCCGTTCTGCTCCTTTGCTCGCAGCCCGGCCTGGTAGATCCTCGATGCCGCCCGTGTGCACACACCCAGAATATCATCCGGGAAATCTGCATAACCATGCGTATACATTACCGTTACATTCTGTACCCCTGCCGCCCAGTTCCTGCCAACCCGGTATAAAATCCCGAATTGACCCAGCTTATAATCGATCGTTGCAGTCAGTGTTACCCCGTTTTCAACAACTGTTGAAACAGACACAACCGGCAACTCAGGCAGGAAAATCTTGCTCCCGCCCGGGCAATCCAGCGTCAGCACATCATTCTCCGTATACTCCAGCTCCTGGTGACAATAATTCTGGATCGCAGCCGTCGCCTCATCGATCGCACGGGTACACGCCTGCACCTTGTCCGAATCGCTGATCTCCAGCATCAACAACGCCGCAACATCATCCACCGTACAAAACATTTAACCCTCCATATCTCCCTCTAAAGTCTCCTTCTCCCTGGGGAGAAGGTCGGGATGAGGGGTTTCGGTCTGGGGTGTGGTTTTTTCCTCATCAACCTGTGTCACTGGAATTGAACCGCCGACCTCACGGTCTCCGGTTGCACTCCGTTTACGCTTCCTCTTCTCCTCTCCTTCTCCTGTGGGAGAAGGTCGGGATGAGGGGGAGGGTGTGCTCTTCTCCTCCTCCGGCACCATCATCTTATTCTCAACCTGAGGCCGCTCCTTCTTCACCAACCCGCGCGCAATCGCATCCCGCTCATACATCTTTACAAAACGACCCGGCCCGATCTGGACCTTGATCAATGGCCCGCGCTTCGAATAATCAATCTTTCTCATACATGCCTTCTTTCCAGGAGCTTTCGATAATGCTCCATTACCTTTTCCTCATCGCCCTCATGGCATTTCGCAAACCTTCCCGGTGCAATCTCCACCTTAACCAGCTTGCGCGCATCCTTTGGGCGTTCAGCAGGAACCACACGGTACTTGCCCTTTTTCTCGATCCTGGCCTGTCCGCCCCCGAACCAGTGATGCAGCAAGTGGCTGTCGCGGTCGTGATAACAATTCCATGTATGTGGAAGTGTCAAGAACATGCAATCCGACCGGATCAAAGCCCGCAGCAGTGCAACCTGCTCATCCCAACCCTTGAATCGATTCCACTCCTCATTCCACAGATCGAACAATTGGCTTGTCCGTTCATTCTTTTTCCAGAAGATCATCCCGCTGTTATGGTATAAAATGTGCTTGCTTCCAACCCAATCGGAAGTAGCCCGGCACTCCTTTATCCCGGCAATTCCCTCCACCAGGCTGCGTGTTTGCGTCTCTGCCAGCGCCACATCCCACCGGTCAAGCAGCTCAAACCCGATCTTTGGGCTGCGCTTGAACAGCGTATCTGCATCCACATACAGCGTCCGCTCAAACTGGCTGATACCTGCCAGCAACGGCTTGATCCTGCCTGCCAGGAACTTGTACCCCTTCGCCTTCGTAGCATCAAACGGGTCAATATCCACCTGGTGAAATTCGACCCCTTTATGGCCATTGAAAAATTCGCCAGCAGCAGCATCACCAACTACCATCACCGTAAAAGATCGGTCATGTTTCCACAAACTGCGGATACTTTCCTCAGCCTGCTGCACCGCATTATCACCCCAGGCCATATAAATCACACCGGCGCTCATTTCATCCTCCGGAATGCGATCGTGAAATCGGTCATCCCTTCCAGCTTCCAGGTCACATTTTGTATATCGAAAATGCTTAACCACCATTCGGTAACCGCCTGTGCAACACCCGAAATATGCGGCATGAACATATCATGGAACGCCATCACGCCTTCAACCTTGATCTTCGGCGCCCAATCCAGGATATCCTCACGCACATGCTCATAATCGTGGTTCCCATCAATGAACAAAAAACCAATTTCCTTCTCATATACCTGCGCCGCAGCATGGCTTTCCATCGCCAGCAGGTTCGGCGCTTTCAAACCGACCGCCTCCAGGTTCTTTCTCCATTGCTCAGGAGAACTCTGCTGCTTCAGCCCGGGAGTAACATAGAACGGATCCACGCTCGTCACATCTGCCTTGAAAACCTTCGCAGCCTGTACCAGCGCTGCCGTAGAACGCCCGTGCAGGCATCCGATCTCCACCACATTCGAAATCCTGCGGCTCAATCGGTATAAGAACCTGCATTCACTGGCGCGGATCTGGCCTGGTACCTTCATCGCAACCACTGCTGCTTTTCTTGCCTCTTCACTGACTGTCATTACTTTGGCGCTCCTTCCCGGCTCGCCCTGCGATGGGCATGAAAGATAAAATCTGCCTGGCTCTTCACATGTGTATTCCAGGGCGGACGCATCGATGCAATCCGTACAGGATTCCTATACATGGACCGGAACAATGCCGGCTGATCCTGCCGTGCCCATCGCGTCCATTCCGCATTCCAGGTTTGGAATAACCGTTTATTCGCCTCGCTCCTGCGGAAGAAGATCACCCCGCTGTTGTAATACAGAAATTCCGCCCCATTTGTCTCACGGATCGTCTCTTTCACCTCATCGTCAATCAACCCTGGCCATTTAGTTTGATTGAAAATCCTTACCGGATCCTGGGCAACCACGATATCAAAATGCTCCAGCATCCTGAACCCGTGCATCGGGTCGCTCTGCATCTCAGTATCTGCATCCAGATACAACGTCTTCATGAACGGGCTCAGGCTGTACACCCTCGTTTTGGCAGCCCTCGCGCCCGCATCCACCTCAATATGCTGAATCAGATAATCTGCCCCTTCCACCCTCCTGTCGCTGATCACAGCGATTGGCAGCTTACCTGCAAATTTCTTCACCAGGCGAATGCTGTTCTCAACATTCGCAATTGCTTTTTCCCCATACGCCACATACAACACCCCCTCATCCGCCACCAGGTTCCGGAACGCGATCATCGTCCCGCTTCGCTCCACCTCAACCCATTGATTC